CCCTACAAATGACCACGTAACGCCAGAGCCAGACACTGAAGCTATGTTATTGTAGGACCCGACGGTGCCGTTGTCTTCTGTCATCACCTGCAGCATGATATGATTGCCGACTTCAGGCTGAGATGAAATAGATATAGTTTGTGATATCGCGCTAGAGCTAAACGAGTCAGATGCAACAATACGTGTAGGACGTGGCGGCAGATAGATTGACGAAGAGACAGAAACATCCTTAAAAGCACCTCTTGGCCTAGCAGCCCACCACGTTGACGGCGTAGCGCCAAGCCCATGCGCGATGGTGTTCTCACCAGCGGTCAACGCAACGTCTGGCAGAACCGTAGCCTGCGACGCGGAAATGAGGTCCGCCACGTCGTTAAGCCCAGCGCTGACATCGTTCAACCCAGCATTGACCTCACGAAACCATCGCCACCACGAAGGCTGCACTTTGCTTGAGCCAATAATCGGCACATCTGGTGGAAGTACCGGAGCAACCATTATGACACCCCACCAGCGGCGACGTCCGCATACGCCTCAATGACAACGGATTTTATAGGGTCGCTGATACTCAGCTCAAGCGACCTCTCACGAAACGAGCCGAGCCGAGTCCACACGGCCCTGTTCTTGTACCGTCCAGACCTGCCGAAACCGCGCCACAGCTCGTTGCTGTAGGTGCGCCCTCCATCGTCAGTCCAACGGAGCATGGCTTGCGGCGTAGAGCCTTGCACGTCACCTTCGAGACCAACGCCAAACTCGGCATCAATTTCAAGTCTCGACATAAACGCCCTGTTGCGACCAGCATGCAGCGGTGGAGATGTCATCACACGTCGAATCGTGTCGCCGTTGTCTGTGTAGGTGTCATGGTCGAGTTCGTAGATGTTGCCGTTGGTCGCGTCGCCAACAAGGTGCTTGTCGAACCAAAACACATGACCCCTGGCGCGCCAGTCATCGCGGCCCCAGCTTTGGCGCTCGTGCCATAAACCTGTTGTGAGGTCGTACACAAACGTCGCTTCACCAGGAAACGTTAGCGCGTAGTGCACGTGTCCACGTTGTGAATACACCATTGCAACCGCACTGCTTTGGCTGCTTATTTGCTGTATTGCATAGTCAATCGCGGGCGTGCTCACTGGTACAGCAATATACCCCTGATTCGTGTAAACGCGCTTGTCATCACCGAGCCAAAGTACAGAACCCTGTATTGATGCTATCGACCTACTTGCGGCGCAACCTCGTTCAACAACGCCAGCGGGGTTGCGGGTGAATGGAAAATCACCAGCCCCGCTATTGTAGTAGACCTGTGCGCTTCGCTCGTTGAAAACCCACGTTTCGCGGTTTAGGTTCGCAATGCCAACGTTCAAGTCCGGGTTGGCATTTACAAGCGTGAAGTCAAGAGAATCCCATGTAAGCGCATCGTTCAGCGCGCTAATAAATAGCGATTGCGTGCCGACCTTCGTATATAGAACATATCCATCTTGATATGCTAGGCCGTTTGCGCCGCCTATTGCAAGTTCTGCAAACTCCGTGTCGTTTGCGGCATACATCGGCTGCAGGCCATTGGAAATGACGACGTGTGTTCCGTTTGACGTGATTGCAACAGGAGCAATTCCCGGTATTGTATTGACAAGTGTCGCAGCCTTCAACGAGTCTATGCGATATAGCTCCGTGCCACTCACAACGTACAGGTATCCACCCATCCCAATAATGCCGCGACAAGGACCGTCTCCAACCGTCGACCACAGTTTAAGCCCTGGCGTTCCATGCAACGCTGTGCGCGACTTGGCTTGTTCGCTCTTTGGCTGAAGATACATATTCACGAGCCGCTGAACAGACACCGGCCTTGACGGGTCCAAGTAGCTCTGTGTGGCAAACGGTATCGGCTGCATTAGTAGTAGTCCGGCGCTGTATCGCGTTGGTCGTAGTCAATGTGTGCGCGCTTTGCTGTCTGGTAGTCGCCGATGGCCATCTCTTTTGTTCGGCTAATTGGGGCGTTGCCAAAGTACGGCGAAGCCATCGCCGCCACGATATCAACCAATGATTCACGTGCCCATAATGGGATTGCCGATGAAGCGAATAAAAGCACGTCGTCCATCTCCTCAAACATGGCGTCGACAAGGCCATCAACCAGCGATGCGTCTTCGCCGCTTGCGGCTTGGCCAGCCGGGACGACGCCCAGCTTCTGCAACGCCAGGTTGCGCAGCTCAGCCTTTGTAATTGTGGCCATTTGTCTTCACCTTCCTGTCGTTCTTCTGCTGTGGTGGTGGCGGTGTCTTCGGTGGCGCAACTTCTTCGAAGAAGCCCAAAGCCATCAGCTTATTGACCTTGCGCTCATCCGTCACGTCGTGAACAGTGCCATCGGAGAAGTCGAGCCCGTAAAACTCATACGGGTTTGTCTCTGTCTTCCTCCAGTGTTTAACCTTGCATCGCAACAACATCTTTGCATCTCCACTATGTTGACGGGGTGCGGCTAGTGGAGAACCGCACCCCGTCTTCAAGGGCCGCGTCGGCATACGGCCCAACTCAACTCACATCAAACTCAGCTTGGGTCAGCCGCGACGTACTGAGTAAATACGCCGTGCTGCTTGCTGTTGAAGTACGCCTTTTTGAATCGTCGTGCGCCTTCAATAGCAACGCCGTATCGGAACTCATAGTCGCGCTTTGCATCAACGATGAGTTTCGGCATTTGCTTATATACGCCGAGAACAGCCTGTGCGCCGCAGTAAACGACTGCCGCAACGTCCGTTGTACCGCTGTCGCCAACGTCAGCGAACGATGTCATTTCAGGCACTTCTTTGAAAACGATGTTTTCAAAGATGATATCACCGTCTTGGAACAACGGGTTGCCTAGCCCTCGCTCACGACCGCTTTGGTGAATACTGTCGAGCGAGATGCGAAGGTCGCGCATTGCATAGCTGTTGCAATACGCAACGTAGAACTCGCCCTTGCTGTCAATCTTAATTGGACGGATCAGCGGGTCAGCGACTTTCATCAACGCACGAGCTGCGCGAACGTTGCTGTATGTCAGCTTGTCTGCTGTGGTGTCCAGCTTTGCGAGGTCTGCGCTGTGGTCGCCTGAGTAGTTACCAGACGTCGCGCCAAACAATACGCGGTCTGAATTTGCAACGAGCCACGCATCTTTAACTGCTTCGCTGCAATCAGCATACGCCGTCAAACCATCAGCGCTTGGGCTTTCGAGCGTCTGAATGATCTGGTCTCTGTCTTCCTCGACGAACCAGTCTTTCAAAGCCATCTTTCCGCCTTCGCGGATGTCAAGCTCTGTCGCGTGCTCTTCTCGTTTGTCGACGAGAACCGCGTTGCGCTTCCACTCGATAGTCACCGGGTCGTTGTAGTTGTTCAACGACTCTTCGTTGCCTTCAAGCGACGTGTTGCCAGTGACACCAGCGCCGGACAGTTTTGCGCGCAAGGGGACATTCTTCGTCTCTCCCTTTTCACGCATCAAGTCGCGGTCGATGTAGATTGGCTTGTTCGTGTCGCTTCCCATCATATCGGAGAACTGCGACGCACGAACATACTCAGCAATGAATTTCGCATCCCAGACCTGCTTGCGGGATGCACTCACGATAAATGTATCAGCCATGGTCATTTACCCCATGGCGGCTTGTTCGTTCTATGGGTTGCCTACCAACCCTTTTTATCCCAAGCCGCCGTCAAAACGTCGTCTGTCGTTCTGACGGATGCAGCCGTACCGGGTGAAGTACCACGCGCTTGTGCAATGCTGCGAGGTGGTCTACTGACCTCTCCGCGAATAGCGGCCAGTTCTCGTTGGGCCTGTTCAAGCTGGTTCTTGAGCTCAGTTACTTCCGGGCTACTTTGCCGCGCTTGCATATCGCGTTCGTGCTGCTTGACCATGCGATATGCTGTGTGCGCGGGTGACGCCGACTTGGCAACCGCGTCCTCGATACCAGGCACCTGCATTGTCTGCAGCTTTTCGATGGTTTCATCGTAGTCGTCAAATTGGGCGCGGGCCATCTCCCTAGACGCCTCCATTCTCTGACTGCCTAGCTTTCGTTCAATAGCCGCTGAATGACGCTCAAAAACGCTTTTCGGGTCCTCGAAAATCTGGTCGTAGTCTACGGTCGGTTCTGAGTCCACCTGCGCCGCCTTGCCCTGTGTCGCAGCAATTCGACCCTCGATGTCTGCAAGCCGTCGCTCTAGCCCCTCCCTCAGTTGGCGCTCGTACTGGCGCTTCTCGCGCTCGTCCTCAAGCGCTCTTCGGGGGACCATTCTCACGTCAGAGTCAGACCCAGTACCCGGCGGCGTACTGTCGATATCGCCCGTAGAGTCATCCGTCACATGCTGGCCATCTGTCGAAACGTCGTCGTGCGACGTAGCTCCAGATACAGCTTGTTGTTCGGCTGCTTCTGCGGCCTTGACCTCTGCGTCAAGCTCTTCAACAAAATCACTCATGCTCTGTTTTCCACCTTCGCCCGTTGTAGGTCGGCGGCACCGTACGCCCGTGATGTCGGCGGCTCGTATTTAG